TTATGAAAACGAGCACGCCGAGATCTTTGAAACTGAAGCTTCAGACCGAGCGTTTGAAGAAGAGGTGCTGATCGTAGGCTTTGGTAACGCTCGTGATAAATCTGAGGGGCAAGGCGTTGCATACGACCAAGCTTCTGAAGGTTTTACTGCACGTTACACGCACGAGACGGTTGCTTTGGCGTTCGCGCTAACCGAGGAAAGTGTAGAAGATAATTTGTATGACCGCCTTGGTGCGCGGTATACGAAGGCTCTTGCACGAAGCATGGCACACACCAAGCAGGTGAAAGCTGCAAACGTATTGAACAATGCGTTCTCTAGCTCTTTCACTGGCGGTGATGGCAAGTCACTTGTGGCTACCGATCACCCACTGGCTGGTGGTGGCACCTTCTCAAATCGTCCTTCTTCGTTCTCAGATCTGAACGAAACGTCGCTGGAAAATGCGCTGATCAGCATTTCTACTTTTGTGGATGATCGAAACATGATCTTGGCTCTGCAAGGAACCAAGCTGATTGTTCCGCCTCAACTGCAATTCGTAGCTGATCGTCTGCTAGAAACACCAGGGCGCGTCGAGACTGCGGACAACGACATCAACGCAATCAGGAACATGGGTCTGCTGCCTCAAGGCTATGCAGTCAACCACTTCTTGACTGACACCGATGCGTTCTTCGTATTGACTGACGTTCCAGATGGCTTCAAGCACTTTGAGCGCAGCCCGATTGCGACTTCTATGGAAGGTGATTTCAACACTGGTAACGTGCGCTACAAAGCCCGCGAGCGATATAGCTTCGGCTTTAGTAATCCACGCGCAGTGTTCGCATCACAAGGCGCATAACTGTTCCACATGGAACAGTAAGAAAGGGGCACTTGTTGCCCCTTTTCTTTTTGTGCTGTATAAACAATCTATCCCTGACAGGCGCATACCGTGCCTGACACTAGCCACGACAGGAGATAACAATGGCTAATACGACTTTTTCGGGTCCAGTCCGATCAGAGAATGGATTTAAGTCCATCAGCAAAGACGCAACTAGCGGTGCGATTACCGAGATCACAACTTACGGTGGCGCTCCAGTTAGCCTCTCAGACGGCAACGTAACCCTAACCAACGCAACTCACAGTGGAAGGATTCTTCTTGTTCCAGACGGTGGCCAAGATAATACTTATACGCTTCCTGCTCCTGTTGCTGGATCTATTTTCAAGTTTGTATACGCTGGTGGCGCTGCTGATGCTACGGACGCGCTTATTGTTACTCCCGGCAACACTAATTTTTATATTGGTGGTGTTACTTTCTTAGATACAGACGGCAATGAAGTTAGCTCAGTATTCTCTGATGGAAACTCCAACAGCAGCATACAGCTGAACGTGCCTGCTGGCTTTGAAGTGACTATTGTCGGCTTGAATACAACCAACTATCAGATCTTTGGAAATGTAACGAGCACTACTGCGCCTGCTTTTGCTGACCAGTAATAGGAGAGCGAGATGGCTGATACAGTCACATCACAAACAATTCAGGATGACAATCGTAAAGCTGTTCTAAAGTTTACGAACATCAGTGATGGCACTGGCGAAAGCGCAGTAACCAAGATTGATGTCAGTGCTCTTCAGGCAAACAGCAAAGGTGATTCCTGCACAGAGGTGGCGATATCAAAGATCTGGTGGCAGTGTGTTGGCATGGGCGTTCAGCTTTTGAATGACGCAACCACAGACACTTTGATCATTGCCTTGTCTCCAGACTCAAACGGTATGCATGATTACACGCCGTTCTCTGGGATACCTAACAACGCAGGATCAGGTAAAACTGGAGACATTCAGTTCACCACGATTGGTGCAAGTAGTGGCGATACATACACTGTGATCCTTGAGGTCATAAAGAGTTATTAATGACCACTTCTGGAAGCAGGGACTTTGAACCAGATGTTGCGGAATATATCGAGGAAGCATTTGAAAGATGTGGCCTTGAGTTCCGCACTGGTTATGATGGCGTAACTGCTAGAAGATCCTTGAACCTTTTGTTTGCTGACTGGGCAAATAGAGGCTTGAATCAATGGACCGTCACCAACAGCACAACCACGCTTACCACTGGTGCTGAGTTTATTGATCTTTCTGCAAGCACGATTGATGTGTTAGACGTTGTCATTAGAAGGACTGAAGGGTCTACAACTACAGACATCACCATGGAGCAGATAGGTAGATCTGAGTATTACAACATTCCTACTAAATCTACTCAGGCAAGGCCGACTCAGTTCTTCCTTGATAAACAAATAACTCCTCGACTTTACATTTGGCCAGCATCAGAGAACGCGACAGATCAATTGATCATCAACCGATTAGTTCGTATTGAAGATGCGGATGCTAGTGTGAATACAGTCGATGTGCCGTTTCGATTTTATCCTTGTCTATCAGCAGGCTTGGCATATTACATAGCTTTGAAGAGAGCACCTGACAGAGTTCAAATGCTCAAAGGCTTGTATGAGGAGGAGTTTGCTAGAGCAGCTGATCAAGATGAAAGCAGAGCATCTTTTAACGTTCATCCTGACACTAGGTCTTATAGGAGAGCGTAATGGCTTTTGCTTCTGGCAAGTATGCAATTGCCATATGCGATAGATGTGGCTTTCAATACAAATATCTTGAGCTAAAAAAAGAATGGACAGGCTTTCGTGTTTGCCTTGAGTGTTACGAACCAAAACATCCGCAGTTAGAGCCTATTCATAATGTTTCTGATCCAGAGGCGCTGCGCTTTCCTAGGCCTAATCTTTCTTCTGATGTGGTTGCCGGGGCAGGCGTTATAAGAACGATTGATGCCAACCAAATGATGTCTACTACAGGTGATCCGATAGGTTCTGAGTTTAGTATAGATGGTGCAACAGGGTCTGTTGGAACAGTAACAGTGGTGACAACATGAGTTTTACATTAGCGACACTCAAGTCTACGGTTCAAGATTACTGCGAAACCGCAGAGACTACTTTTGTAGCTGAGCTTGATACCTTCATTCAAGAAGCTGAAGAGCGCATATTGAAGAATGTAGAGCTACCTGTGTTTAGAAAGAATGTCACAGGTAACGCAACAACAGACTTTCCGTATCTAGCTACACCGTCAGACTTCTTGGCCACATACAGCTTGGCATTGATCATTAACAGTGTTTACACCTACCCATTATTCAAGCATGTGACTTTCATTAGAGATTACACGCCAAACGCAACAACGACTGGGCCAACAAAGTATTACGCTCTGTTCGATGACAACACGTTTATCTTAGCGCCTACACCAGCTTCAGACTATGCGTTTGAACTTCATTATAAGTATCGGCCAGCATCATTGACATCTACGTCTGGGACAGACAAAACCTGGCTGTCAGACAATGCTCCCGACGCACTCTTGTATGGCACTCTTGTTGAGGCAGCTACCTTTTTGAAGATACCTGAAGAGGCTGCCCAGTATGAACAAAGATTTGTTCTTGCAATGACTGCGCTCAAGCGACTTGGCGAAGGCTATGGAGCAAAAGACGAATACAGATATGACATTGCCAGGAGTTAAGATTGTCTTTGTTTGAAGCATCTACTCTTGAGGTAGGCAGCGTTTTAGTATCAACAACTCAAGACAAAGGACACGATCCAGAGTTTTGGGCAAAAGCTGCAGCAGACAGAATTGTTAGCGTTGGCGGAAACTGCCATCCTTTGATTGCTCAACAAGCAGAAGCTTTCAAGCAGTCTGTGGAGAAAACTGTAGAGTTCTACATCAAAGAAGCTATCAAAAGCGATAGAACAACTTTAATCGCAGAGTTAGAAAGACAGGGCCATGCTGACATGGCAAACATAATCAGGAGTCTGTAATGGCGATAACGACAGCAATGTGCACAACCTTCAAAAAAGAAATACTAGAGGCAGTTCACAACTTTAAAAACACAGGTGGCAGCACATTCAATCTTGCGTTGTACACAAGCTCTGCCTCCCTGGGCGCAAGCACTACGGCGTACACCACATCGAATGAGATATCAGGCACTGGCTACACTGCCAAAGGTGCATCTTTGACTCGTGTTGATCCTAGCAATGATGGGACTACTGCGATAACAGACTTTTCTGATTTAACGTTTAGCTCTAGCAGTCTGACCGCACGAGGCGCATTGATATTTAACGACAGTGCTTCTGGTGACCCGGCTGTTTGTGCACTAGATTTTGGTGCGGATAAGACTTCTAGTTCTGGTGACTTTACGATTCAGTTTCCTGCAGCAGATGCATCAAATGCGATTATTCGCATCGCATAAGGAATGGCTAATGTCACGGGCTGGGGCAGAGGCACTTGGGGCCAAGGCGCTTGGAATGAAGCAATACCTGTTGAAGTTACGGGTGTTGCGGGCACTGGTGCCGTCACAACAGTCACAGTCAGCGCAGACGCAAATGTTTCTGTCACAGGCGTTTCTGGCACAGGGGCAATCGGGTCAGTCACCATCGTCCAAGGGGCGGGTGTTGATGTATCTGTTACAGGCGTGGCAGGCACTGGATCTATCGGAACGGTTACTGTATCCGCTGATGCGAACGTCAGTGTTACTGGTGTTACTAGCACTGGATCCGTTGGCTCGATTACAGTCACGGGCACAGCAAATGCTTCTATCACTGGAGTCCAAGCCACTGGTGAAGTCGGCGCAGTATCGATTGCAGGGACTGCGAATGTTTCTATCACGGGTGTTTCAGCGACAGGGGCGATAGGATACTTCCTTGTTTATGGCATCATAAATGATGGCCAAGACCCGAATTGGAGTAGTATAAGCGATAGTCAGACAACGAGTTGGACTGCTGTGATAGACAGTCAAACTCCAAACTGGGAAGAGGTTGCTTAATGGTGCGTAAGGTTAAGAAAATAGTTAAGAGCTTAGAGAAAGCATCTAAGGCTCACAAAAAACAAGCAGCAACCTTAAAGAAACATGTTGCTTCTATAAAGAAGCCAAAGCCTAAGACGAAAAGTCGGAGAAGATAGATGGCAACTTATGTTAACGATCTGCGCCTGAAAGAGATTGCCACTGGCGACGAGGCAGGCACCTGGGGAACCAGTACAAATACAAATTTGGAGTTGATAGCTGAGGCTTTTTCTTTTGGTACGGAAGCTATTACGACTAATGCTGATACCCACACTACTACTCTTGCCGATGGGTCTACTGATCCCGGCAGGAGCATGTTTCTTAAATACACTGGAACTCTTGATAGCACTTGCACCATCACTATAGGGCCGAACACGATCAGCAAGCTCTGGTTCATCGAGAATGCAACCAGCGGATCACAGAGCATCATCATCAAGCAAGGCTCTGGTGCCACGATCACCATACTTAATGGTCAGACGAAAGCTATTTACAGCGATGGCGCAGGCTCTGGTGGTGCAATGGTTGATGCGTTTACTGATCTATCCGTCCCGTCGTTCTTTGTATCAGGCGATTTAGATGTTGATGGCACCGCTAATCTTGATGTTGTTGACGTTGATGGCGCATCAAGTTTTGCAGGAAATGTCACCATTGAGACTGGCGCAGACCTTCTTACTGCGTCGGCAGGTAGTGACAACATCCGCATCGGTCTGAACGCTGGTGACGCGATTCAAAGCGGTGGCAACAACAACGTGTTCATCGGTCGAGACGCGGGTGGCGCAGTTACGACTGGCGACAACAATATTGCGATTGGGGAGGACAGCCTCAAAACAGCTACAACTTCTTCAAATAACATTGGCATAGGATTCAATGCACTAGAGGCCACGACTTCTGGGGATCGCAACGTAGCTATCGGTGTTGATGCGTTGTTGACTAATACTCAAGGCGCTCGAAGCGTGGCTATCGGATACGCCGCTTTAGATGCTCAAGACTATACGACGGACACCGACGCTTACAATATTGGCATAGGTTACGAGGCAGGTGGTGCTATAACCACTGGAATCCAAAACACTTTAGTGGGCGCTCTTGCAGGAGATGCTGATACTTTAGGAAGTCGATCCACTGCTGTCGGATACAACGCGCTAGGCTCACAAAATTTTACGACTGCCACAAATAGCAACAATGTAGCCGTTGGTTACGATGCCGGACGAAGTATCACTACGGGAACTTCTAATGTGATTCTTGGAGCATTAGCAGGAGACGCTCTTACCGATGCTGACAGTAATATTGCAATCGGTGTTCAGGCTCTAGGTTCAGACGTGTTAGGAAGCAGGTCAGTAGCGATTGGTGATGGAGCTTTACTTGCTCAAAACAATACTACGGCTACAAATTCCTATAACAACGCAATTGGCTATCAAGCTGGTGTGTCCGTTACCACAGGGACGAACAACAATATTCATGGCGGTTTAGCCGGTGATGCCCTGACAACTGGTAGTTTTAATGTAGCAATCGGAACTAGCGCGTTAAGTGCTGATACGACTGGTCAGTCATCAATTGCAATAGGCCATCAAGCTTTACAAAATCAAGATAATACTACTTCAGGTTTTGTTCATAACGTAGCTGTTGGACACAAAGCAGGTAATTCAATCACTTCGGGAGATCTAAACACGCTTGTAGGCGGTCTTGTTGGTGATGCGCTCACCTCAGGAAATAATAATACTGCGATGGGATATGTCGCCCTTAGCACAGATACTCTTGGGGATAGAGCGGTAGCTATCGGATACGGTGCCCTTCAAAACCAAAACTTCACAACAACCACAGACAATTACAACATAGCCGTGGGCTACAACGCTGGTAACGACATCACTACGGGGATACATAACACGCTTGTAGGCGGTCTCGCAGGAGATGCTCTAACTGATGCTGACAGCAATGTGGCAATTGGCGTATCCGCACTAGGCGCTGACACTCTAGGGAGTCAAAACGTTGCGGTAGGTCATGGTGCGTTGCAAAATCAAAACTTTACGACAGCTACAAATGTTTACAACGTGGCAGTAGGGAGAGATGCCGGTAACGATATTACCACTGGAACTCATAACACCCTGATTGGCGGCCTTGTTGGTGACGCGCTCACCTCAGGAAATAATAATACTGCGTTGGGGTTTGGCGCTCTTAGCACAGATACTCTAGGGGATAGAGCGGTAGCTCTTGGATACGGTGCCCTTCTAAACCAAAACTTCACAACGACCACAGACAATTACAACGTGGCCGTAGGCTTCAACGCAGGTAACGACATCACTACGGGAGTTAACAACACCATCGTCGGTGGTCTTGCAGGTGATGCTCTGACAGATGCTGATAACAACGTGGCGATGGGGTATGTCGCTCTGAGTGCAGACACCCAAGGTAGTACCGCAGTAGCTATCGGTAACTCAGCATTAAATTCACAAAACTTTACTACTGCCACATCACATTACAATGTAGCAGTTGGTTCTAACGCAGGTGCCTCAATCACTACGGGAGTCAACAACACTTTTGTGGGTGGTCTTGCAGGTGATGCTCTGACAGATGCGGATTTCAATGTTGCAGTAGGTGTTGCGGCACTCACGTCTGACACTTTGGGTAGTAAGTCTGTGGCAGTCGGTATGAATGCACTGACCGCGCAAAATATGACTACTGCGACTGATGCTTTTAATGTGGCGGCAGGTCATGCCGCAGGTGCGGCAATCACGACGGGAGTCCAGAACGTCTTCATCGGCGGTTTGTCTGGAGATTCTACGACAGACGCAGATGGAAATGTCGGAGTAGGACATCGAACCTTAGACGCAAACACCTTGGGTAGCTTCAGCACCGCACTAGGTGGTTTAGCTTTAGCGAGCCAAAACTACACTACGGCGACTGCTGCTTACAATGTAGCGGTTGGTTACGGAGCAGGCTCCATACTCTCGACTGGAATTCAAAACACTCTCATCGGATCTGTCGCTGGAGATGCTTTGACCGACGCTGACTTTAACGTTGCTGTTGGTTATGCCGCATTAGATGCTGATACTCAGGGAAGTAAATCAACAGCTATCGGAAAAAGTTCTTTAACTAATCAAAACTTCACCACTGCTACAGATTCACACAATACGGCGGTCGGTTTTCACAGTGGCCTAGTGATCACTACGGGAACCCTGAATACCCTGGTTGGATCGCTTTCAGGCGATGCTTTAACTGTAGGCAACTCTAATGTCGCCGCAGGTTATGACTCTTTAAGTGCAGAGACGACAGGCGATAGGAATGTTGCGATTGGTGTAGCTGCTTTACAAGTTCAAAACAACACTACCAATGCAGATATTTATAATGTTGGGGTTGGGTACGGAGCAGGCAAAGCAGTCACCACAGGCACCCAGAACACTGTCGTTGGGGGGCTTGCTGGAGACACAATTTCAACTGGGATCAATAATACGTTGGTGGGCTATGCTGTTGATTGCGCAAGCGGTGACGCTAACGCCATTGGTCTTGGTCACGAAGTAACTTCAACGTCCGATCATTTCAAGTTTGGTAAAGCCAGCAATATTGTTAGTAATAACTTCACAGCTAACGCCTCTTTTTCTCGTTCTTCAGATGAGCGTTGGAAAAAAGATATAGCGACCAACACTGATTGCGGCCTAGATTTTATCAAGGCTTTGAGAACAGTCACTTATAAATGGAAGGCTCCCTCCGAGTTAGACGCAAGCCTTTCAGAGCATAACTCAAGCAAAACCTCTGCTGATTACACAAACAAGATGTACGGCTTCATCGCTCAAGAAGTGAAACAAGCAATGGATGATAATAGTGTCACTGATTTTGCTGGATGGGTCGTTGATGAAACAAGTGAAGATAATAAACAAGGCGTGTCTTACGAAATGTTTGTTGTGCCGTTAGTTAAAGCAATTCAAGAGCTAGAAGCGCGTATCGCCGCGCTCGAATCATAGGAGGACGAAATGTCTGAAGAAGCAAGAACCGACGAAGAAAAAGCCAAGATGTATCAAGCTATGCTGGATGGCGCGAATGTCATAACTAGTGTGTTGGCATCTGATAACGAATTCGGCAACGATCTGACAGGTGCTGAAAAGCAGGAGCGTGTACTGCGTAGTGCTGGATATTTAGAATACGGCAAGGCGCTAGGCGATTGGGGGTCAGAAGACTTCTCTGCTATCGACAGTGCTGTTACCGCAGCCAAAGCCTACACACCATAAGGAAAAATAGACCGTGCAAAACCTGCAAATTAGCCTAGACGAAAACGAGATCAACGCAATCTTAGCGATTCTTGGTGATATGCCAAGTAAGTCAGGCACTTGGCCTTTGATGATGAAGATTAAAGTGCAAGCGGATGCTCAGTTGGTTGAACCTGAAGAAGAGCCAGAAGAAGGCGAGGAAGAAGCTGCTGTCGAAGCCATAAATGGCTGAGATCGAATACATGATGCACCCGCTGCCGTCAGTATTTCTGATGGAGTTGGACATCCCGACAGAGTTCGTTGATTCATGTAATGACTACCTTGATGAGCTAGTCACGCAAGACGATAAGGTTAGCGCAGCGCATACGTTGGTTGGTCAGATCAAGACAGGCGAGCAGCTAGTGATGGATCACGAAGATTCTAGGCTGGCACCGTTTTCTCGGTTTTTATGTGAGATGGGCGTGACGTATATTAACCAGTTTATGGCGCAATCTGGTCAGACGCTGGACGGTAACAGAAACGTCGAAATGGATGAGTTATGGTCAGTGCATAGCTACGAGGGTGATTACAACCCGATCCACGATCACGGTACAAAGACGATCATGGGTATTAGCTGTACAACGTGGACGAAAGTGCCGTCACAGATTGTCCAAGGGCCAAGGCCGGGATCACAAGAGTACGGGCTATACAATGCCTCTGGCGAAAGTGATGGTTGTCTTTGCTTTAACTACGGACAGAGCAGCACATGGGACAGAGAGCGGCTCAAGCCTACGCAAAATGTCGTAGTTAGGCCGCAGGTAGGTAGGCTATATATGTTTCCGAGTTGGATGCAGCACATGGTCTACCCGTTTCAAGGGGAAGGCGAGCGAAGGACAGTAGCCGCCAACATAAATTGTTTTCCTGTAGAGGGTGAGCAAGATGGACATAAGCATTAATGACACAGCGCAGATCAGTTGGAAACAAGTTGCTGTGCAAAAACAGGAGCGCCTGAGAACGGGTGCGGAAGGGGAGACTATCAAAGAGATGGTCGAAACTGTTATGCCCGTCCTCTATACAAAAGAAGGTAATAAAGTCGAAGCGCAGCCACTAGCGCCCAGCCAACGGGTTAACGTAAGCGTATGAGTGACGCAGGTGAAAAAGCATTGAACGAAGTCCACGCCCATGAGCGAGAGTGTGCCTTGCGTTACCAGCGTATCGAAGAACGCCTTGCAGAAGGCTCTGCCAAATTTAAACATTTAGAACATCTCATCTACGGACTGTACGCCTTGATCGCAGCAGCAGCGTTGCCGCAGTTCTTTATGGGGTGAGACATGATTATTGAGTCTGTTGCGGCCGCTGGCATGCTTCTCCAGCAGATCAATACGGTCATTCAAAATGTGAATGAGGGCAAGGCTAACGTACAGCAAGCGATGGCGTTAGTATCTGACTTTGGAGAGGCGCTAAACAGTTTTGAGGTAGAACGCAGAAGCTCTACTTTCAATGCGCTCTCGAAAAATGACATCTTGAAGCTACAAATGCTTCGTAGGAACCAAGAGCGATACCAAAAAGACTTAAGAGATCTGTTACTTGTTGCAGACCCTAAGCTGTTACAGGATTATGATGCGGCTATTAGGCAACAAGAGCAAGACAGGAGGGCGCACGCAAGGCTAGTGGCTAAACGAAAACGCGACCGACAAATGCTAATTCAACAAATTCTTGTGGGCGTCACTACGCTGCTCATAGGTGGGGGTTTGGCGATTCTGGTGTTTGCGTTGGTCATCAAAGCCTTCGGATGATTATGGCGTTCCTGCTTGTCATGCTAGTAGAAGGCGAGCAAGTTGCAGGTAGATTTCACTTTCGCAACATTCACAGGTGCAATCAATTCGCATATTGGCTAGAGCAAGGGACAATTAAACCCGTAGAGGGCAGGCGTCTGAACAACCAAGAAAACATCACAGCTTATTGTATCCCCGTTAAAGTGCCACCGAATACAAAATTCTATGACTGATATGGCTGCAAAAAAATTAGAACCAAATAGCGATTACGCAAACTACGACACTGATGGTGATGGTGTAGTGACTGATGACGAGCTTGAAACCAGTCAGCAACTTCAAGAGCTACGTCTTCAGCAAGACAAAGCAAACGCACAAAGAGGCATGGCTTGGTTCGCCCTGTGGGGAATGTTGCTGTATCCGACGCTCATAGTGGTCTGCACCTTTGTAGGCTTAGGCCAGGCAGCTGCTATTCTGGGTGATATAGCTAGTGTATATTTTGTAGCCATAGCAGGTTTAGTTGCAGCCTTTTTTGGTGCTTCTGCTTGGGTAACAAGAGGAAATGGTAAATGAGTATAGTAGGACAATTAATAGGACCTGTAACTGGCTTGCTTGATAAATTTATCGAGGATAAAGATCAGAAAAATCTTCTTGCTCATGAAATCTCTACGCTGGCTGACAAACAAGCCGCTGAGAACGCACTTGCGCAAATCGAAGTGAATAAGATTGAAGCAAAAGGCAACTGGTTTCAGAGCTCGTGGCGGCCATTGGTTGGCTGGGTTTGCGCCATCGCCTTCGCATGGCATTTCGTGATTCAAAGTTTACTGGTTTTCGTGTTCACTTACGCAGGTGCAGAAGTGCCGGATCTACCTGAGTTTGACATGTCAGCGTTGCTTACTGTCCTTGGTGGTCTTTTAGGACTTGGATCTCTCCGCACATTTGAAAAAACGAGAGGAGTGAACAAGTAAATGGTGACATTTATGGGTCAGTTAGTAGATGCATTGAAGCGGCACGAAGGTGTTAAAGCTTTTGCCTATCAGTGTACAGCCGACAAGACCACCATCGGTGTCGGGCGTTGCATTGACGAAGATGGCGGCATTGGCCTATCCGACGATGAAATAGAATATCTGTTGTCAAACGACATAAAACGTTGTGATGAGGAACTAGCTGCTGCATATGATTGGTATGAAAGCCTTACTCAACCCAGACGAGATGCCATGATAAACCTTTGCTTCAACCTTGGTCTGACTAGGCTTCGTGGGTTTGTCAAAGCCTTAGAAGCTATGTCTCGTGAGCAGTACGACGTTGCGGCTGACGAGTTTATGGATAGCAGGTGGGCAACACAGGTCGGTGACCGCGCTGTTGAAGTCACTGAACTGATACGCATGGGTGAGTATGCTTAATGCCATTACAGAAATATATATTCAACCCAGGTATCAACAAAGAGGGCACTGACTATACCGCTGAAGGCGGGTGGTTTGATGGCAATCTTGTTCGATTCCGTAAAGGTTTGCCTGAAAAAATAGGCGGCTGGGTTAAATTTATAACTGCTTCTTTCAATGGCACAGGCAGAAAGTTGTTTGGATGGACTTCTCTATCTGGCACCAAGCTTCTAGGTCTGGGCACTCGCACTAAGCTCTACATACAATCGGGCGCAAACTACAACGACATTACTCCTATACGCTCCACTACATCTGCAGGCGATGTAACGTTTGGCGCGACCGACGGATCAAGCTTGATCAACGTGACTGACACTGCTCACGGCGCACAAAAAGGTGATTTTGTGACTTTTAGTGACGCCTCTTCTCTAGGCGGCAATGTAACTGCGGCGGTGCTCAATCAAGAGTATGAGATTGATTCGATCACTAGCACCAGTGTGTATGTGATAACAGCAAAAGACACTTCTGGCACAACTGTTACGGCCAACAGCAGCGACAGCGGCAACGGCGGTAGCTCTGTAGTGGGCGCATACCAGATCAACGTAGGTCTTGATGTTTTTGTTGCTGGCACGGGTTGGGGCGCAGGAACATGGGGGGCTGGTGGCTGGGGTTCTGCGAGCGCATTGAGTCAATTAAACCAACTTCGTCTATGGTCTTTAGATAGCTTCGGAGAAGACTTGATTGCGAATGTGCGAGCAGGTCGTATCTATTATTGGGATACGAGCGCAAAAACATTAGGAACTGATAGGGCTGTGGATATCGCTGATCTGTCTGGCGCAAACTTTACACCGACTGCAGCTTTGCAAGTGCTTGTATCTGACGTAGACCGACATGTTATCGCCCTTGGTGCAGACCCAATAAACGATGCAGCGACAGCACGCACAGGCGCCATAGATCCGCTTCTTATTGCTTTCTCTGACCAGGAGAATCCTGCTGAGTGGTTTCCAACGGCCACAAACACAGCCGGTTCTCTACGATGTTCTGCAGGTTCACAAATCATCGGTGGCTTGCGGGCTAGACAAGAGACTTTAGTCTGGACTGATGTTGCGCTTTACAGTTTGCAGTTTATCGGTGCGCCTCTTACCTTTGGCTTGAACTTGATCAATGAAGGCGTGAGCCTTATCGGACCAAACGCGCCCATCAATACCCCGGCTGGTGTGTTTTGGATGGACAAAAAAGGGTTCTACTCATACCAAGGCTCCGTTCAGTCTGTGCCATGCAGTGTTAGGTCTTATGTATTTGATGACTTCAATGAGGGCCAGGCGTTTCAAGTGTTTGCTTTCGTGAACAAGCAGTTTGATGAGGTAGGTTGGTTCTACTGCTCTGGTACGAACACAGTGATTGATCGATATGTGACCTACAACTACGTTGAGCAAACTTGGGCGATAGGCAATTTATCTAGAACAGCATGGCTTGATGAGGGTCTTGAAAGCTTTCCTCGCGCAACAGGCAACGACGGCACTAGGAACTATGTCTATTCTCATGAAACTGGGTTTGATAACGACGGCTCACCTATGGACAACGTGTTTATCGAAAGTGCCGACTTTGACCTAGGTGATGGTGAAGAGTTTCAGTTTATTCGCAGATGCATACCAGACGTTAAATTCACAGGCGACGGCGGTTCTGATCAGACTATGAACTTTGTCATCAAAGCACGCAACTTCCCCGGCGATTCATTGACCACTGACCAAACCACGGCTTTTACCAACAGCACCACAAAAATTGATGCACGGGCTCGTGGCAGGCAGGCAGTTGTACGCTTTGAATCTGACGACGATGGAACAACAGATGTAAGGTTAGGCCTTGGATTTAGGATTGGCGGCACTCGACTTGATGTGCAACCAAACGGCAGGCGATGAGCAAAGTATTACAAGGTCGTTTGCCCTTCGTTCAAAACGATCAGATGGTTGATGGAGGCACGTTCAACAGGACAGTGCGTTTGCTGGAGTTGAGCCTTGATTCTCTTGATCCAGACTCGACACCTTTGTTTACCAGAAAAGAACGAGATGAGTTAAAGTTCAACAGAGGCGACTTGATCTGGAACACATCAATTAATGTGTTGCAGGTGTACGATGGCGACAACTGGATAAGTTTATCTGAAGCGTTGCCGTTTACGACTGACCCGCTTGAGGCAACTGCAAGCGTTGGATCAGTGCAAGTTATTACTAACGGAAACATAGTAGTGAGTGTAGGTTCATGACAAAACTATGCCCTAGAGGTAAAGCAGCAGCTAAGCGCAAGTTCAAGGTATATCCATCAGCTTACGCAAATGCTTATGCCAGCAAGATATGTGCAGGCAAAATCAAAGACCCATCTGGTGTAAAGAGAAAAGACTTCAAAGGTCCAAAGCCTAAAAGCAGTGGCACATCCTCTGCTGCGAAGAAGATTAGGAACGTGAGAGGTGGCGGTTTTATAGCGAGAAGGGCTAGATTGATAGATCGATGAGAAGCAACCCTAGGATACCAAGGAAGAAAGGTCAGCCTGCTAGAAGCAGAAAGCACAGCGACCTTTACACCGATGAGAATCCAAAGGGCACCATCACTGGTCTAAAGTTTGCAACTATAGCTGATGCAAAGGCAAGTGTTACCAAGATAAGAAGATCTGGCCGCACTCACGCTCACAAAATACAGGCAGCGGTAGCCATGGAGCAAAGAGCTAAAGTAGCTAAGAAGCCAGGAGCCGCTAAGATCTACAGACAATTTATTGATTCTCAGAAGAAAAAATGAGTTTACAAGACTGGTTTGGCAAAGGCCCAAAGGGCGACTGGGTAGATATTGGAGCTCCAAAGAAAGACGGTAAGTTCCAAGCCTGTGGCCGTGCCAAAGCAAAAGGCTCAAAGCGCAAGTACCCTAAGTGCGTGCCCAGGGCAAAAGCAAAACAAATGACTGAGGCTGAGCGGCGTAGTGCAGTGCGTCGAAAGCGTGCCAAGCCTCAAGGCGTAGGTGGTAAGCCTACGAATGTGAAGACAATCATCAAGAAAGCTTCTGGTGGCGAAGTGATGCGCAACCATAGAGGGTGTGGTGCGATTATGTCTGACCGTCGCAAGAGAACCAGGTATTCCTGATGTTTAGGCGTTACGCTGAAGAGTTTTCAAATGGCGGATCTGTTCGTAAGCGCGACAAGATGCCGAAGCGTAACAAGAAGAACTTTCGCCCTACAGAAAAGGGCGCAGGGATGACAGAAGCGGGTGTAAAAGCGTATCGTAAAGCCAACCCTGGTAGTAAACTCCAGACAGCGGTGACGGAGGACAAGCCCACAGGCAAACGTGCAAAGCGCAGAAAGTCTTTTTGCGCTCGATCTGCTGGGCAAATGAAGAAGTTTCCAAAAGCAGCGAAAGATCCTAACTCAAGGCTAAGACAAGCTAGACGTAGGTGGAAGTGTTAAAATGTCAGAGCTAACACAAGATTTAAGAGAAAAAATTAAGCAAAGAACCTTGGAGGTCCTTGATCAGCCAGGATCAATGCAAAGGTTTGCTCCTAGCCCTCTGGCAACAATAGATCCTAGATTTGCTAGTTCTACCAGTTTCATACCACCCGACGTTCAGAACCAATTGGCTGGAGCTTTTCAATACCAAAGAGCTCCAGGAACTCAATTTGCTAACTATCCCATGGCCGCACCAAATATTGGCGGACCTTTGATGCGTCCCACAATGCCTCCAGGTTTTGGTTTTGGCCAACCAGCGCCTACACCCTCACCTACACCTACACCTTCACCTTCACCTTCTCCATCACCAAGTCCTGACCCAATTATAGAAGAGGATGTTTTTTCCAACCCTGAAGCTCAAGAGATTTTAGATGAGATAAATAACGAAAGGATGGAAAGGGGTTTAGACCCTTATGAAACTTTTCAAGAGTACATAGAAGATCAACAAATAGGACCAAGGGATGGTATGGGTCCGATGATGCTTGCTGCTGAAGGCGGAATTGCGTCACTTGAGCCACAAGGAATGTTTATAGGTGGCTTGATGAGCGCGATAGGCCAAGGAGCCAGTGCCCTCGGTGGCGCAGCTGCGAGAGGGCTGGGTGGCCTCAAAGACATTGCCTTAAAGGGAATGGAAAATTACAACAAAAACATGGGAGTTGGTGGAATCGGCGCCCTTGGTGGTGTGCCAAACAAGCCTATAGAAGAAATGACTCGTGAAGAGTTAATCGCTTACATTCGCAAGATTAGTGGATCAAGAGGCTCTGAAGAGCTAGGCATGGCTGAAGGCGGCGATGTTGACTTCCCTCGCATGAACGGCCCCATTTCTGGCCCTGGCACTGAAACATCTGATGATATCCCCGCCATGCTTAGTGATGGCGAGTTTGTTGTTAACGCAAAAGCGGTAAGAGGCATTGGTCGCTTGAAGGGCGCTGGTAAGACCAAAGCCGATCAGCGCAAAGAGGGTGCTCGCATGATGTATGCCTTGCAGCGTGCTGGTGAGCAGGCGATGAGGAAAGCCTAATGGGTATCTTTGACTCAAAAACAAAAGAAGTTGAAACAAATGTACCTGTAGTTCAGCCAAGCGCCTCGCAGACATACGCTGATCCTGCACAAGAATTAGCAGCAAGACAGCTTCAAGATTTATATTTCAATCCTGAGTATGGATTGATAACTCAACAAATACCCGTGCCAGTTCAACAAGTAGCTGGTCTTTCACCATTAGAGGTGCAGGCTCGCAACTTAGCTGGTGGCCTTGGTGGCTTTGGTCAGCAACTAACAGAGGCTCAAAATTTATTCAGACAATCTGCCCGTGGTTTTGACCCAAGATCTGCAGGTGCTTTTGCAGACCCTCGTGCTCGTCAGTTGTATGAGCAAAGCTTAGGCGCTTTTGACCCGCGCATGGGTCAACAGTTTATGGATCAAGGCGCTAGAGCCATGATGAGAGGTGCTGCTGATATCGGCATCCGTGGCGCTGAATTAGGTATGGGCAGAGAAGCCGCAATCGCTCAAAGAGGTTTGATGGACGCAGCTAGAGCCGCAGGGCGAGAGGCTGATATTGGCCAAGCGGGATTAGGTGTTGCGGGGCGCGACATTCGCAGAGATGTTTTAGCTTCCCAAAGAGGCATGGATATCGCTGGCGATAGAGCGGTAGCACAAAGTCTCGCTGGCCAAAGAGGGCTAAGAACTGCAGGACGTGATATTCGCAGAGATGTTTTAGCTTCCCAAAGAGGCATGGATATCGCTGGCGATAGAGCGGTAGCACAAAGTCTCGCTGGCCAAAGAGGGCTAAGAACTGCAGGACGAGGAATTGATCGTGACATTGGATCTGCGTTAGCTGGCATAAGGGCTTCAGAGCTAGGTGTGGGACGGGAAGCTGACATTGGCCAAGCGAGGTTAGTTGCTGCGGGGCGCGACATTCGCAGAGATGTTGCCTCTGCAATGAGTGGTATGCGCAGAGCCGGGGCTGGTGCAGGCAGAGAATCTCGTATTGGCCAAAGAGCTATGCGCCGCGCTGGTTCAGGAATTATGGGCCAAGTTGGCGGTGCTCAAGCTGATGCATTAGATGCAGCACAACGAGCAAGAATGCAGACACAGATGGCAGGACAAGACCTTCGTTCTGCTGGTGAGATGGGTAGAGCCACTGCGCTTCAAGGTATCGCTGGACTTGCAGGCACAGGTGGTCAGTTTGATCCTTCAGCCATATCAAGATTCCAAGACCCCTTCACAAGAGATGTGATTGACGCACAGCAAGCTGAAATCGCAAGGCTGGGTGAGCAACAAAAAATTGCTGCTCGTGACCAAGCAGTGAGAGCCGGTGCATTTGGCGGCTCTCGTGGTGCCATAGCACAGGCAGAGATTGATCGTAATGTGCTGCAACAACAAGCTAAGACGGGTGCAGAGCTACGATCACAAGGATTTCAGCAAGCAAGACAAGCAGCACAACAAGCGTTTGAGCAAGCACAAGCTCGTAGGCAACAAGCTGCACAATTAACTGGGTCACTGGGCCAAGCAGGCGCTCAAACAGGTATTAGTGCTGCACAGCAAGCAGCTAACTTAGGGCTAAGTGCAGAGCAACTTGCTCAACGTAGCGCACTTGAAGGCGGGCAGCTTGGTCTTAGCGGTCTGACCTCTCAAGCAGACATTGCTCAACGTGCTGCACAACTAGGTATTTCTACACAAGAATTACAAAACAGAATAGCTCAACAACAAGGTCAATTAGGTTTGCAAGCACGTCAAGCTCAAGGAGATCTTGCTCAACGTGCTGCACAGCTAGGTATATCCACTAAAGAATTGCAGGGCAGACTTGCTCAACAACGAGGTCAATTAGGTCTTCAGAGAGGTCAAACTCAAGCCGATATTGCAAGACAAGCTGCAGATCTAGGCATTTCTACACAAGAATTACAAAACAGGATAGCTCAGCAGCAAGGTCAGTTAGGTTTACAAGCAGGTCAAACTCAAGCCGATCTTGCAAGACAAGCTGCAGATCTAGGCATTTCTACACAAGAACTACAGAACAGAATAGCTCAACAACGAGGTCAATTAGGCTTGCAAGCAGGTCAAGCTCAAGGAGATCTTGCTCAACGTGCTGCACAGCTAGGTATATCTACTTCAGAGTTAGCAGGCAGACTTGCGCAACAAGGTGGCGCTCTTGGTTTACAGGCACAACAAGGTATTGGTGGTCTAGCAGGTCAACGTGCAGACATCGCTTCTAACTTGGCAAGAGACTTCCAGTCTGGACAACAGCTAGGTTCTGGCATATTCAGCGACAGGATGAGCAGAATTGCTGGCGCAGCAGGTGGTCTAGATAGGCTATCTCGTGGTGCGTTTGGCGATGCATTGAGTGCGTTCCAGGCTGGCCAACAAGGAGCTCGTGCTGGTGCTGCTGGTATAGCTGGTCTGGGTCAGCAAGGCTTTGATATGTTGACTGGCCAGATAGGAACTCTTGGCGGACTAGGCGCAGCTGGTAGAGGCATACAACAACGTGGCCTTGATGCACAGTATAAAGCAGCAACCCAGCTAGCAGATGAACCATTTATGAGAATGCAAAGAGGCTTCCAAGTTCTTGGGCAAGCACAGCCGTTCATGCCAGGCTTTCAATCTGGTTACGGCGTTGGCGCTCAACAAAATCAGGCTTATCAACAACCAAGCACATTCTCGAAGATTGCTGGTATTGCAGGCACAGTTGCGCCATTCTTTCCCCGACCCTCCGATATTCGTTTGAAAGAAAACGTCATGAAGGTTGATGATGTTCAACCTGGTGTTGGTTGGTATACATGGACTTGGAATGACACTGCTAAAGCTATGGGCGTTGATGCGCCAACTGAAGGTGTTATGGCTCAAGAGTTAATTAAGGTTGATCCTTCAGCTGTGATCATGGGTGAAGACGGCTACTACCGTGTAGATTACTCAAAGGTTGACCGTGGCCAAAAGCAAGCGTGAGAAAAAGATCAGCAAGGTCATGGGGGAGTTCAAAGAGGGAACTCTCAAGTCTGGTGGTTCGGGTAGAAAGGTAACAAATCCAAAGCAGGCGATAGCGATTGCGCTGTCAGAAGCAAACGCGATGAGTCAAGGTGGCATGATGTACAACGAAATCATGAACAGGCCAATGTTTCAAACACCACAGATGCGTGAAGGTGGTGGCATCATGGCGGGCATTGCGCCGATTCGTGGGTATGCGGAAGGAGACCTTGTATCCGATGATTTTTTCACGCTTGAAAAAACAGGCGAAGGTTCAGGAATGAATCTTCGCGATGTCACAGATTTTTTCTTTGATCCTGAAGATCCGATTGATTACGCAACCATAGGGCTTATGGCATTTCCTCCTGCATATGTCGCTGCTCGATTAGCTCGTATGGGTATCAAGGGCCAAAAAGCAGCTGAGCAGGTTCAGAAAGTAGTTAAAGCGCAAGAAGCCTTACCAAGCAAGCTTGGTGGAGGGCCATCTCGTGCAGCCACGGGCTTACAGGTTCAGGTAGGTGCTGGCGTCCCAATGGCTGTGATGGCAGAAGATGAGGCTATGGCGCAAGAAATGCCAATGCCTGCCCCAGAATCCGCTAGTGGTGGCATTGAATCTTTGATGTCTGAAAAAGAAAAGCCAATGATTGTTGGTGGTCGCAGCAGAGCAGCACAGAGAAAAGCTGAAGGCGGAATTGCGTCTGTGCAAGGCTACGCTCTTGGCGGAAAAGTTGTTGAAAAGGGCATAGAGTTTGTTAGAAATTTATTCACTCGCGCACGCAAAGGTGAAGACGTTACTGATGAAGTATCTGACGCTGTTCGTAAGGGCGATATAGATGTTGAAGATGGTGATGCAATCATACAGGCGCAAATGGATCTGCCCGGCATTTCACCTGCTACGGCAAAAAAAGCTGATGATGTAGCTGATGCACTTGACGATGCGCCAACTCCTCCTGCACCACCTAGTCTTGGAAAAAGAATTGCAAAAGGTGCTCTTAGTTTAGGCGGACTAGGCGCTCTTGGCACTGGCGCTGTACTTGGTGTTAGCCAATTTATGGGAGACGATGAAAAAGAAACCGCTGCTGCTTCTGGTGTAAAGGCTCAACAAACCGCTCAACAAAAAGCACAACAAGCTGCAGCACAAGGGCCAGCGCCACTTGGTGTTCCTCCAGCCCAAGCTCAAGTTTTCATAGATCCAGAAACAGGTGAGTACAAACAAAAGGCTACTGGCATCAAGAAGTTCTTGTTTGGTGAAGACGGTATTGGTGGAGAGCAGTCTGGTTTTGCTGGCAATGTTTTAGCAAAGCTTCAAGATCCTAGAACGCAATACGCTCTTGCCAAGGCCGCTCAACCATCTGAAGGCTTTGTGCCCCGCAACTTCTTCAGCGATGTTGCGCTGGCTGGAAGAGAATATGACATTCAACAAGCTGAGCTTGATCGTCTTGAGCAAGCCGCCAAGCCTGAAATTGTTCAACAGTTTGAGGCAATCAGACAGTACGCTCAACCGAGTGAAGGTGAAACAGAAGCTGATGTTGATCGTAGAGTATTTAAGAGCTTGTTTGATGACATGACTGCAAACGCTCAGCTTGAGGCACTTCTCACTCTTTATAAGGCAATGCCAAGCGCAGAAGAAGCGGGATTAACTCTACAACAGTTCTCTGATCAACTTGGCTTAGGCAACGTATCAAGGCTTCTAACAAAGATTGAAGATCAAAGTTAACAATGCCGACTTATCACAAGGTCAGAGAGGACGGTAGAAGCTTATATCTTCAAGCTGATAGTCCCGAAGAAGCGAGTCGGATGCTGCGTGAACAGAATCTTGCTTTGAGATCTGAACGCAAACAACAAGAATACAAAGCCTCTGCAGAATACCAACCAGGTGAAACGCTTGAGCCAGAAAACATAGAGTTTGGCGGCAAGGTGCTTAGGGGCGGTTTGAACGGACTGGTATCAATACCCACCAATATAACCAGTGCAGTCGGTTTTGGGCTGCAGGCAGCTGGCGCGGAAGAAGTTGGATCTGATCTTGTTGATCGAGCAAATGCTGTTCGAGAAAGATTCGCTCCAGACATAGAAGGACTTGGCCTTGCTGCTGAGATACCTAAAGCTTTGGTTCAGTTTGGCTTGCCTGCTGGACTTGTTTTTAAAGCCACCAAAGGCGCAAACAAAGCAACGCAAATAGCAGCAACTGCTGCTGCCGAAGGCCTTGTTGCTGAAGAAGATATGAAGACCTTTGGCGACACCTATCTGCCAAACCCGTTGACCAAAACACAAGAACTTGAGTTTCTTTCAGGTCAAGAAAGAGCTTTTGCTGCTTTGTACAACAAAGGGAAAACAGGTCTTGAGGCGGCTGCAATAACTATGGGCGTCCCTTTAGCCTTAACTGGCGCTGGTGCAGTAATTAAAACAACATCCAAAGTCGCAGCAAACGTTCCGGGCGTCAGCCAGGTTGCTGATGGGCTCGCAGCTGTTGGCGAGGGTTTTGGCGAAACTGTTAGGCGCATGGAAAAGTCTAGTCCGCTTGTCAGAAAAGCTTTGTCTCAAGTGAGATTTAGAGGCGACTTACCAGATGATACAACTGCAGAAATAAAATCTTTGTATGCAACTAATCTGGCAAGACTCTCTCATCAGAACGAAGTCGCGTTTAAAGATTTAAACACCTCCTTAGAAACCATGATGAAGTCTGGTAAGGAAAATGGCTACACTCAAGAGATGGTAGTTAAAGCTCTTGATGACTTCATCAATCCAATGACCGATGACTACATAGATCCATCAGATGTTGCTGCTTTACAAAAAGCAAAACTTGACGCGAAAAACAAACAAAATGAAGCAGCAAAACTATTGATTGAAATGGATAGAAAGATGGGGTTTGTCAAAAGCAACAGGCTCAATGTGAACACAAAGTCTAGTTCGATTAGGTCTGATTTAAGTTTGTTTCGGTCAGCCAAAAGAGTGCGCGAAACAATTGATGAATACAGTGGCGAGATACTAAACCGCAAAGAATATTTGCCAGAAGGGGCAGAAGAAACCATTGTAGGCCAGATGGGGTTGTACAACGCTCGCCAGTATAGAGCCTTTTTGTCTGATAACTATGAAGCAGATCCTGCCAAATACAAAGCTGCGCTTGGTGTCATTAAAGATGCAATTGTTAAGAGTGACCCCTCTGCTGCAAGTCAACTAACTCGTGAGCAGTTAGATGAGATGGCAGCAACCAATCTGTCTTTGATCACCCAGAAAGGCCAGTTCAATAACGCAAAGGTTTCTCCAGAGGATTTGATTTCTGATGACACATTAAGAGGTGTGTCTAGAGGTCCGCTGCGCGGAAGAATCTTGCAAAGCAAAGAGATAAGAGACTTCTTGGGTGAATACACTGCTAAACGTGGAACCATTTCTGAAAGAACAGAAGGGTTACTGAAGGGCGTCACAGAAACTCTTGGTAGGCAATCAGCGTTGATCGCTAAAGGTAAATACTTCAGCGAGTTAGCAGAATACAACAGATTTCTCGCTGATGACGCAAAGATGTTTGTTGATAACCAACCTGTGTCTGATGTGTTAAAAGGCAGCAAACTACAAGAATACATTCAAGTGCCAAACGGACCAGGTTACGGACGTTTAGCTGGGAAGTGGGTTAAGAAGGACTACATCAATGCCATAGAAAAAAACGCCACCAGTATTCCATTTGAGAATGTGCCCATAGTGTCTGGCATATATGCAAGCATGCTTGGCTTGAAAGGTATAAGCCAGTTGGCAAAAACCGTTTACAACCCGACAGGACAAATAAGAAACGCTACTACTGCTATGGGGTTCGCTGTTGCAAATGGCAACGTGCCAAATGGCAAAACGCTAAGTGATGCATATCAACTATTGATGGTTGATTTGAAGCAAAGCTTTGCTACTGAGGCTGGAAAGAAAGCGGTCTTTGACGATCTAATTTCAAAAGGCCTAGTAGGACAGCAAGCTCAGTTAAGAGAACTTGAAGACTTGATAGAGATAGCATCTGGCAAAACCACCAAGATACCTCTTGTTGGAACAGCCATTGATGTCGCTCAAGGTAGAAAAAATAAATTTGCTTCAAGACTATATCGTGCAAGTGATGACTTCTGGCGTGTAGCGAACTACATGACAGAAAGAAAAAAGATCACTGGCATGATTCAAAGCTCTCAAGTTAAGGGCCAACCTTTTAACATGAAAGCAACGACCATTGAGCAGATTCGGATAGCTAGAGCTAATGGTCTTGATCCAAACAACGTTGACGTATCTCAACTTTATAAAAAGTTTGGAACCAGTTCAGGCAAAGTTGATGAGTTCAGTAAACCTCAATCACCAACTGATTTTGATAAATTCGTAGACGCCGAAGCAGCGATGATCACCAGGAACGTTGTTCCTAACTACTCTCGTGTTCCAACGTTAATTCAAAACTTAAGAATGCTCCCTGTTGGTAACTTCATCGCTTACCCGGCAGAGATCTTAAGAACAAGCGGCAACATACTCGGACAGTCAATAAAAGAGTTGGCAAGCGACAATCCATATCTAAGACAAAGAGGTATGGAAAGATTGATGGGGTTTGGAACGATGACTACGTTCTTGCCATCAGCCACCGTTGCTTTGGGAACCTCTCTCACAGGATCAAGCCAAGACCAGATTGAAGCATACAAACGATCTGGCGCATTCCCTTGGGACAAAACAGGCAACATAATTCCTGTAAGAACAGATAAAGATGGCAATGTGTTAGAGGTCATGAATGGTTCTTACACATTCCCTTATGACTATCTCGTCAGGCCTTATCAAGCAGTGATGAACGCTGTTGTGAATGGTGAAAGAAAAGAAGAAACATTAAGCAAGATAGCTTTCAATGCTATGACAGATGCTAGTGCTGAATTTTTTCAACCATTTCTAGGGGAATCAATTATTACTGAACGAGTATTTGATTTGCTTGCTCGTGGTGGAAGAACAAGACTTGGCTCCGAGGTTTATGACCCAAATGATGAAATAGGCGACAAATTGTGGGCTGGTACTGCTCACTTGTTCAATGGTCTTCTACCTGTTGTATCTCCAGTCGAATTAAATACAAAAGAATCCCTTATAAAATCCACTGGGTATGATGACTTCACAAGAAGCTTTCGTTTGGGTGATTTGACCCAGTCTGTTCTAGTAGAAAGCCAACTATTGGACCCTAGATATAGAGTGAGTGAAGGCGGTAGACAGTTAGATTTTTTCAACGAACTTGCTCAAGCAACCACTGGCGTTAAAACCATCAAGGTCGATATGGAGAGATCTTTGATGTACAAAGCTTATGAAGCAAGAAGTGAGCTTGCCTCTGCAACAGAAGAGTTTAGAGCGATAAAAAGAGCTTATGGCCCTCGCCCGCCAAAAGAAATTTTGGCTAAATTTCAACAAGCGAATGAACGCAAATATAGAGCCGCAAGGGATTTATCGATTGCAATAGACGATGCTAGGCTGCTTGGTGTTACAAATGAGAAAATAGCTAAAGTTTTGAGCAAACAAGTTGGCGGTATTGCTGACTGGCGCGCCTTGATGAACAACATATTTATCCCTTACACACCACCGCCTAGTGTCACGGTGGGCGCCTATGAGGCAAGTGAAACCAAGGTTAGAAACATTGTGCCTTTGGGCCAAATATCTGATGAGATAGGACGGTCAATGAGAGACACCAAGCAAAGATTCTCTGAGCCGCCTGCGCCCCAGCAAAGGCCTGCTCCGCTTCTTGAAAGAGCAGGAGAGGCTGTTCAAGAAGCTGCGGAGTCTGCTCCATCGTTGTTTAATCAAGCAACTCAAAGGGCATCACAATTCCTGCGCCAACAAGAAGAAGAGAAGCTACTAGGCGGAAGCTAACGTGATTCCCAAGCGAGCCCCGAAGAAGAGCAAGAGCAAGTACTTTGCAAAGAGAGTTGAATACGATGGGATCGTGTTTGACTCCAAGCTTGAGGCTGCTCGATACAAGATACTCAAGCGTCATGAAGAAGCTGGTGAGATCACTGATCTTGAGGTTCAAGTAGACTTTCCGTGCGTGATCACCGTCGAGGGTAAGGACAAAAAGATCTGTTCATACGTTGCAGACTTTCGATACAAGCGCGATGGCGAGGTGGTGGTGGAGGACACCAAGGGCATCATCACTCAAGTGTTCACGCTCAAGAAAAAGCTTGTTGAAGCCCTCTACCCCGGACTCAAGATACTGATCGTCAAAGACCCACGAGAGTGGTAGTTGAAATGACAGAATCTTAAAAAGGGTAGACAAAAGAATTTCTGTCAAAACGGCATCTTGCGCTCATCAACATTCTCAAGATAGCTGCCAGGGAACTCACGCCTCACGCTCTCGCCGGTCATCATCAAGCCCGCCTCAAAGTCTGCCTTAGATAACTCGCGCATCTCTATGCTGCTGTAGTGATACTCGCCCGTCACCTCAGACGTTGAGTTGTAGAACTCCATGATCCCAACCTGATAAGCCACAGAATCCTCTGTGCTCTTGCCCGGCAGATGGTTTGCATTCACAAGCTCTGGTATCCACAGATGGTCTTTGCAGCCAAGCTTCTGCTCTTCTAAAGGTATGGCCCTATTGCTTCGTGAGCAGTACCACACAGCACCATTTGATTCAGTCAGTGGCTTCACATTCTTGCAGTTCCTGCAGTTGACCGATTCTGGCAAGCGACGACCAAAGTAGACGTTGCGATACAACTCCGACTCGTTCTTCATACGCCAGTCTTTCTCAGACATGCGCGTGCTCTTGTCAGGTGCGTCACTGGTGATGATGCGCTGCGCTTTTGCTTGCGCCCTTTCCCACACTTGCGGGTTGAAGTCGATGATCTCTGTGTACACGCTGCTGTCGTTCTTGTTGACCACCACCACCATGCATTTGGTCAGACCAAGCGCGCCCATGTAGGCATGGATCTGCCATCGATAGGTTTCGCTCCAAGCTTCGTAGCTTTCAAGCTTCACGAGCTCTTTGAACCGCTTGTCGTTGGCGCTCTTGACCTCCAGCAATAAGATCACCTCTTCACTAGGGGGTGGCAGAACGCCCTTGAGAAGACCATCACAAGAGCCTGCGAAGTGTCCGCCAAAGAAGGATGCGCGAAACTGGTTGCCGTCCTTGTCATGCGAGGCGATGGACACTACATCGGTGTCGCGAATGTTCTCAACCACTTGGTCCTCAATACGGTTGCCTAGGTCAAACAGACGCAACATCCTGCCGCTGAAGCTTGCCGGTAAGCACCAGCGGAAGCCCATCCACAGTTTGTATTCATCGTCATCACCAATGCCGCTGAACCCAAGATGGCCACGAAAGCGGTTTTCTTTCTCCGCTAGTTGCTCATCGATCCGATCAAAAATGGACGCTAACGACATTCCAGTATCTTCCTTCTTTTCTTACAGTGATTTGTTTGATATGGCTCATCACCTTTACATGTTTCACCAGATCAACAGCGTGATTAATGTTAGTTGGGCACGGGAAGCCGTTGGTTAGTGACCGCCACTTTTTTTCTGCCATCGTACCGGCCTTACCTTTCATGCCGATCATGATTGGCATGTTTTGTGGCCAATAGTCGCCGGGACTTAAAAACATAACATTGAGATAGTCGTTGCCATTCTTCGATGTTTTTAACTCAGCTGAAACCCACTCTACGTTCTTGATTCGCTCATGCACCTGCACGGGATCTTGAAGTTCATCAGACAACACAGAGCCGCTCGCAGCCATGCGTGTTGATGCCGCATCCTTGTCTTCATCAAACAGCTTTGGCTGTTCGATAGGCGCTGGCTTCAAGGCACCGCACTCAATGCATGTATCACGATCTGAGTCGTTGACGCCCAAGCACGAATCACATATCCATATCTTGGTTTCTTGATCTTTCTCTTTGTCTTCTTTGCTTGGGATCGATGGACGAGCGGTGTCTATGCAGCCATGCCTATCCATGTTCTCGCCGTAGTCCAGCAGCATGCAGTCTTTCTTGTCACCCCAAGTGCGCATGCCTCGCCCACAGATCTGAACGTATAAACCTAGTGACTTGGTAGGACGAAGCAGCGCAATGCAGTCTGTGCGTGGCGCATCCCAACCTTCTGTCAGTACAGACACGTTGCACAGCGCATTGATCTGACCGTCCTCAAAACGCTCCAAGATATTTTCGCGTTCTCTCTTTGGAGTCTCGCCGGTCACAACTGCAGCCTCTATGCCTGCTCGCCTGAGATACATACACATCTTCTCGGCATGAGCCACCGTGATACAAAAGAACACCGTGCTCAGTCGGCCTTTGGTGTATGCCTTCTCTACCCAATCATCGATGATGGCCAGCATGGTTTGATCTTCCATGGCCAGCTTCTCGATGTTCGCCGCCCTTGAACTTGACCCGCGCAGTTGATGCATCGATCACAGCCTCATCGTTTACCTTGAAGGCCGACAGGCGGCACAGGAAGCCCTGTTGGATCATTTCAGGTATGCCTATACGGTAGGCAACGCCTGAGAAGAAGTGCTCCTCAAGGCCGTATATGAAGCCCTGGCCCATACGATAGGGCGTAGCGGTCACGCCCAGTATGCGTGGCGTTCTCCAAATAGAGGACTCAAAGTGATCAAAGATCTTGCGATACCGGGTGTTTAGGTCTGGCGCCACATGGTGCGCTTCATCCACGATGATGTAGTCAAAGTCGCCAGCAGTATCTAATCTGCTTGGTGTTGCCAAGGTATCTCGACTGGCAATGACGATGCGCCCATCGACTTCGTATTGATTCAAACCCGCAGCCAGGATGCCTGATGGCGCACATGGCCATACTTTCTTGAGTTTATCTTCTGCCTGGCTGACCAGTTCTTGCCGGTGAGCTAGGATCAGAATCCTGCAGTCGGGCTCCCGCTCAAAGATCTCCTTGATCAGTGTGGCGAAGACAACTGTCTTGCCAGACCCTGTCGGTAGAACGATGAGCGGATGCGTGTCTTGGGTGTTGAACCAGTGGACCGCTGCATCAACGGCCTCGCGCTGATAGTACCTTAGCTCCATATGCGCTTTCTTCGTTCTTCCATAAGTTTGCGATAGGTGTTGCGCCAATAGTTCTTGGCCCAGCTATCTTCTGGTGATTTGTAAATGCACCGCAGCACGGCACGCTTACGTTCTTTGAACTTAGATGAGTCTTCCGTTGCTAATGACATATCCTTTCGTCCTCCATAATTTCTGCCACATCGGCATAAGAACCATCATTGATGCTCTCCACAACCTGTGGCAACAATTGAGTCATGAGCGCATGATCACCATGAGCTAGGTTCCAGCCCAGTGAATACACCATCATGACCTCGAACAGGATGCGTGGCTCTAGCTCTTCTTTGCTGACCTTCACTAAGTTTCTGATCAAGTCCATGGCGTACTCGTGGTCCTCACTGCCGCCTTTCATTTCCATTTCAAAATCATCTTCCATAACTCTCACTCTTGTTTGTTTGATTCGCTATGTTCTTTTGGGGGGTCTTGACCCTATTGGCTCGCTTACGACTTGAGGTTTTCTCTTTCAACTTGGCTCGCTCTGTATTAATGGTTTTCTCCCTGCGCTTGGCTCGCTAATCAGGCCTGGGTTTCTTTAGTTCCATGGCTCGCTTGATGAGTCTGTTTGTATAGATCCTACTGGCTCGCTTTCGTTGTATGGTTTTCTCGGCAGGTCTGGCTCGCTTACTCGACCTGGGTCGCTCTACTATAATGACGCGCTTGGCTGGCCTGGTGTTCTCATGGACTTTGGCTCGCTTAGGTACAATGGTTTTCTCACTGCGCCTGGCTCGCTTAGGTACAATGGTTTTCTCGCTGCGTTTGGCTCGCTGATTTAACCTGGTTTTCTTACCGATTATGGCTCGCTCCACTTGGTTGGTTTTCTTGCTCTTAGTGGCTCGCTTATTATGAACGGTTTTCTCAATTCCTTTGGCTCGCTTAGCACGCTCTGGTTTTCTCGGGTTTCATGGCTCGCTTGTTTTTAATGGTTTTCTTCTGACACATGGCTCGCTTCGGTTTTATGGCTTTCTAAGCCGAAGTGGCTCGCTAATTTTACTTGGCTGTCTTCCTTGGAATGACTCGCTCCGGAGAGCTGGTTTTCTCAAAATCTCTGGCTCGCTCAGTGGTACTGGTTTTCTTTGCATTTCTGTCTCGCTTCGCCGACGTGGTCTTCTATTTATCTTTGGCTCGCTTTTCGAGTCTGGTTTTCTTAAACTCCATGGCTCGCTCTTGCTCTTTGGTTTTCTCCCGTGAAATGGCTCAAGCAACCTTGTGATTGATCCCAAGCTTGCCTTTGGAATACTCATCCGCAACCGGCAGTCCCTCTAGCGTGCGCCACGCGGTGTACAAGTCCACAAGGAATCGCTTCACTGTGTAGCGTATCGCCATGTTGTTGAGGTGACCCTTGGTCTTCTCAGCGTGAGCAGGCATGTGGGTGATACGATTCTTGTAGTTATCGTAGATCTCACGGTACTTGCCGTTGGTCTTTACAAACGACGAGCCAAGCACACCGATCAGCTTCGTCTTCATAAACGGATTGAAAGAGATACCTTTCTTGGTTTGCTCTTTACCTTCAGCATCGATGTAAGTCTGATCGACTAGGTGCTCTTTGATCCTAGACCTGCCCTTGTCGCCAACCACATCAAGCCCGGCATACGCCCACAGAGAAGATGCATACTGAGCCTTATGGATGTCAAAGCCTGAGATGATCACCGCAGCCATGGTTGGGCCTACACCTTTCACATCCTCTAGGAATGCTTGATAGATGGGGAACTGCTTGACGCTGTAGGTGATCTGCTTGAGCGCATTCTCTTCAGCCTCGACCAGATCGAAGTACTGCTTGACCAAAGAGAACTCGCTGTACTCACTGATCAAACCATCTTCCTT